TGATTGACCGGCACGCGGTAGCACTCAAGTTTCAGATCAGCGGCCGCCTCAACGATCCGGTTGAGCGTGATCGCCGAGTCATCGTGAATGAAAGCGGTGGGCCGCCCTGTGGTGTCCCGCCAGTCGCGGTTCAGCCGGTCCTGCTCGTACCGATCCGTCGGGTCAAGCCAGTACGTTTGCCCTCCCTCGACGATCCTCGCGGTGCGGACCTCAACGATTCTCGGTGGCAATGCAATCTCAAAATCCCCTGCGGATAGCGACAGGACAAGCGTCTCGCGCAGCAGGCTCTTGCGAATAGCCGCTTCCTCTTCCGCCTCGTTGAACAAACGAGTCAGGGTTGGGTCCTGCCAGTTGTACGGCGCTTCCGTATCGCGTTCATCAACACGGAAGTTCGCGATCAGATTGCCGAGATTCACGACGCGATCCCGTACAAGTGCAGCATGCGCGTCGCCTCGGCGCGAAGATGCTCGACGGACCTACGGCGATCCAGTTTTTGCTGGAAGTTTTCGGCCACGAACGAGCACAAGGTTGTAGAGTCCATGCGCTGGATGGCATCCAGAGCGTCCTGCACGTCGTCTTGGTTGTCCTGATCCTCGGGCTTCTGCTCGACGACCTGAGCACCAGCTTCGGCGCCTGCTGTGTAGACGTCATGGTGCTTGAGCATGCGGAATGCCGTTGCATCATCAACGACTTTGCTCTGCCCTTGAACCCACTCACCAGTACCGTAGGTCACATCCCGGTGAAACGGCCTGCGACCGACGTATGCGATGGCTATTGGCATCGTTGCTCCATGTGAAACCCGCCCGGGGACCGGTCAGGAAACCGGGCGGATGCTGCTTGCGGTTACACGCCGACCATGGTTCCTTGAACAATGACGTCCACATTCATCGCAGCCGAATGCGCTGCCCCGGCATTGGTCCAGATCAGGTAGGCGTCCTTCGGCAGCGTGACAGGACGAACTGCCGTATTGTTTGCCACCTGGCGGATTGCTGTTGACGCTGCCGTGCCCGCAACGACGAAGTAATCATCGTCCTGCGGTACGGCAGTTACATCGACGCCGTCGACATAGGCAAAACCGAGCTTGTAGGTTACGCTCGCCGCAGACGCATCAGAAATGATTACCAGAGCATCGGAGATTCGGACGCCGGCAGGGATGATTCCAAGCCGAACAACGTCGGTGATCCCAACAGCAGCAGCAGGCGTGTCCGAGTCAAGGAAGTAGCCAGACGAGTTCGTATCGAAGGTGTAAATCTGCGACCAACGATTGCCGAAAGCGCCAGCGTGCGAACGCTCGTTGCGCAGGTTCTTTTTGGTGATGGTTGCCATTGCTCAGACTCCTTAGACGGCCAATTGGACAGCGGTGTCGAAGACCGCAACCCCGTAGTCGGTGTATTGCAGTTCCGAGCCGTGGTCCACGAGGAAGCGGATTTTCGAGCGGCCGGCGATCTCGCCGACGACGTACTCGCGCTGGTTGCCGAAGTCGGTGATTTCTTCGGCGGTGAAATACGAGCTACCGCTGCCGTTGTGACGACCGAATCCCTCGGCGACAGCCTGTCCGCCCAGCAGGATAGCGCGATCGACGGCATAGCCAGAGCCAAGCGCTGGGATGGTGCCCGCAGTCTCGGTTGCCGACGTAGTGGCCGCGCACCACTGCACCGTGTCGCCCGGGTAGAACCGGATCGGCCGCGGCATCTTGATGATCAGGATTCCGCGCCACATGAGCGCGTCGCCCATGAAGACCGGGTTGTTCTTCGCGAGCTGAGCGCGAGTGTGCGCGTTGGCCTGCAGTGTGCGGAAGTTAGTGGACTTGACGAACGAGTTGTACTGCTCGGCCGAAACCATCAGCACGCGGACAGGGGAATCCTGCGCCGCCTCGTCGCCCGGGAACTCGACCCCCGGAATCGGCAGCGGCATACCATCCAGCCACGTCGCGATGCCGTCAACGACATCGGTGTTGAACACGTCGGTCGTCGCGATTGTGTAGCCGCCGGTCGGGACTTGCTCCAGCCCGGACCCGGTGGACAGGAAGTGCCGGTTGCGCGTCGGGGCGCGAACGGTATTGACCATTACCTTCGAGAAATCGGCATGTGTCGGAATCGGGACGCACCACTCGATGTTGTCGTGGAAGCCGCGGGCGCCAGCGAGATGCGTCAGCGTTGCCTGGTCGGAGAAGCGCTCAAGGGCCGACAGGGCCTGATCCTGAGCCAGAGGACGGAGTTGGTGCGGCGTGCGCTGTTGCGTCATGGCGCCACCAGCAGAAATCGGGAAGCGCGCCTGGTTGATCCGCAGGCGGTCGGCCGAGAAGCTCATTGCCTGGCCTTTGCCCTGCGCCCATTCGTCGCCCATGATCGGAATGGCCTTGATCGGATTCACAAGGTCAAATGTGACCTCATCGCCGGCCGACTTGTTGAGTTCTTGGACGCGAACGATGGGCATTTTGTTAGTCGACGCCATGCGGATATTTCCGCTCGCGTCGGCTTGTTTGCTCATCTTGCCCGCCATGCGGTTAAGCCCAGTCTTGCGCTGCATGCACGACGCAAACAGGCCGACCGATTGGATCTTGACCTGCTGGTCAGATCCGTATGCTACGGTTGTGGTTGCCATACTTGTTGCTCCTGTAAGAGGAAGGTCGCGCCATCACGGCGGGACGTTGGTTTGCGATTTACATCTGACGGGCCAGCAGGGCCAAAATCTTCTCGCGAGGCATTTCCATCATCTTGTCTTGGATTTGCTGCACGCTCATTTGGCCAATGGCCTGAATTTCGTCTGTCGGCGGAGTTGGCGCCGCCGGAATCGATGACAGGCTTGACGGAACCCGTGCCTTCGCGCTTGCGGCAGCAATGGCCTTGTCAGCTTTCACAGCGGCATCAGTGGCGCTATCGTCGACCGAGTCGAAGCCGAATAGCTTTGCGGTTCGGCCAACCGCATCGACTAGCGCCTGCGAACTGCTTCGGCCCTGCTGCGCATACATCGCACTCAAGGTTTGCACCATCGCGATTGCCTCGACGTTCGCCGTATCTGGTTTGGTGTGATCCAAAACCGGATACTTTGCCACCAACGACGCCGCGGCGCGTTCAATCTCGGCCCGCTCTAACGCCTGCGCCTGTTCGGCGTTGCGGCGCTCGACGACTTGGATTGCGGCAACCTCTGCCCGTCGAGATAGCTCCGCATCGATCTGTGACTCCAGTTCATCGATGCGTGACTCGTCATCCAGCAGCGTCGCCTCGCGAAGCTCGCGGCGCAGCGCCTTGATGTCGACGGCGTCTGTCGGGGGGTCGACTGGAGATTGCCTTGTTGCCTGGGCCGCTTCTGCCTGAGCCTGCCAAAACTTTGCTTCGTCGCGAGCGCGTTGCAGTTCCTCGAACGGGATGGTGTGCACTCCGTCCTTGGCTGCTACAACTTGCTCATCGTCAGAAGCTTCCTTGGACTCTTCATGAGTTGTCTCTTCGGCGTCGGGCGAACCGCCGGAATTATCGCCCTCAATCGCTTCGCCGTTAGCCAGCAGCATGCGATTTGCGTCAGACAATCCCTCGAACTCGTCGGGATGCTCCATGAAGTAATCTAGGTCTTTTGCCACTTTTATCGCTCCATCTACAGGATTTGCGCGCCATCACGGCGGGCTATCCGGTCACATATCGCTTGTGCTGCGGGCGAGATGCAAGCGGGTAAATCAAATGCTTTCCATTTCTGGAAAGCTCCAGGTTACGGATTGCGCGCCATCACGGCGGGCAAATGCGTTTTAGCATGATTGGATCAATTTGTCACCAGTCAAGCCAAACGATATTGGTGGCGGTTGACGCGGCCATCACTCGCGTTCCGGAAACCAGTAGCGTTGTGCCGACAGGAACTGCCGCGAACGTTATGGCGTCCCCGCCAGATCCGGCCTCTTTCAGAACAACCGAACCGGCTCCTCCGATATATAGCGCCTTGAATTTCAATACCGTTGTGTCGCTCTTCGTGACTGCCCCATATCTGGTAGCGGTCTCTTGCATAAAGCTCATGGTTGTACTCCTGATTGCTCGATGCCGGAATTTAATCCGACATCAGGATTTGCCGGGAAAAGTGGCGAAGTGTTTTGCGTCAGGTTGGCCGGAACTGTTCCGGGTGGAACTGGAGCAATCAACGGAGCAGAGTCGTGGTCAGGCATTCCTGCGGAACGAAGAATCTGGTCGGCCGACTGCGCCAATTGCGGCATTGCTGCTATCTCGTTCGCCGCCCTGGTTGCAGAGAAGAAGCCCTCGACCGCCTTGGTTGCTGCCTCTGCCGCCACCTTGCTAACCTGTGCGTCGATCAGCGGTTGCTGCTGCTCCAGTTTCCTCATTTCGAGATCTGCGCGCGCCTTGGTCAGCGCCTGCTCGACAGCCTGCTTGATGCGCTCCTCGATTTGCTCTGGCGAAGCGCCTGCGCCGGCTTCCTTGATCGCCCTGATCAAATCGTCCCTGTTCGGCAGGTCCATCAGGGCGAGCATGAACGGCAACGTGGCAGACTGATAGGCAGGAGGCATGACCTTGAACGCCTCGGACAACGCATTGAGCTGCCGCTGTCTGAAGGTCGCCGCTGACGGAACGTCATCAATACCGACTGTCAGAGCCACCCGAGACACGTCGTTGTCCAGATACTCTAGACCGTCATCGTCGACAGCAGGAGAGTTCAGGACAACCGTTCGATCTTCGACGAGTTGATTGCCGCTGAGGAAAACTTCTTCTTGTTTGCCGATCGTGTCGGCGATTATTAGCTCCAGAAGCAGTTGGCCAACGGCCGTCCGCGCGGTTTTGAAGTTGTCCTGGATATCGGCTAGAGATTGATTGCTCTGATCGACCTGCGCATTGAACTGCACGCCTGACGTTGTGTTTTTGTTTTGGCCCTCGAACTCTGAATAAATCCCCCCCGTTCTGCGTATGGCTTCGCGCGAGTCTGCAAGTCGTTGGAACTGCTGCTGAGAAAGCTGTAGGTCTGTCTGGACTTTGAAAATTCCGCCGTCGCGCATTGCTTTGGCGTCTAGTATTATGTCTGCGTCTGGCCTAGCAACCTCCTGCCGGAATTGCTCATCGTCGCCGACGACGGCCCCCTGCGTGCGCTCGACACGGCGAGCGGCCAACATCCATTGGAGCTTTGAGTGCAGGGCGTTGACCTGGTCCTGTAGGTAGACCATGCCTCGCGCCAACCCGAACGGCACTCCTGTACGGTCCTCTCGGAACCCCCAGAATGGGACGTAGGGAATGCGCCCGTGTTTCTCCGGATGATCCACGTCAGCCAATTTGTGAGGACCAAGCCACCACGACAGGCGGACTCTTGACGCGATGGCGCGCTCGACAGACACAATCCCCTGCGCCACTGCAACAATATGTGCTTGGTTATCTCTGTCAAACTCGACCACCCGCCCGTCTGGCGCGCGAATCACCGTTACACGATCCCACCGCCGATACCAGCATTCACAGATTGCCACTCGGTTTTGGGCCGTATTGCGCCACTGAGACTCCTCGATAGACCACGCTCTCTCCTGGTCCTGACTGTATGCCAGATCAGGAAGCTTCCCCCCTTCGTCGATCAGATGCCCCAGCCCATACTCCGACCACGAACTGACGGTATGCTCGATTAGGTCCTTGTGCTGTGGGAAAACTAGCGAGGGGATTCTCTTATCGAACCACCTGCGGCGGATCAGGAATCGAGCGTCCGACAGGTCGGGTTTCGCGAACCAGTCCCAATATATTTCGTTGCGCGAGACTGTATCTACGATATATGGATACTTGAATGGGTCTTCCTCGCGCCCGACATATACCCACCCGATACCTGGACCAATCTGCGTTTTGAATGCCTCTGAGCAGGCCACGTCGGCCTTGGATCTTTGCTCGGCCTGGTGCAGCTTGTAGCTGAGAGCGTCCGCCACATCTGCGCTGTCTTTTTGCGACTGCGGCGATACTTTCCAGTCGCCTCGGTTCCTAACTTCCATCCCTAGCACGGATGCCAAAACTGGCCCCATCAGGGGCTCGATGGCCGGAGGGATACCCACATCGCGCATACGCTGCAGGATCTCGGCGTCCAGTTGGTTCCCGTCGATATAGTCGGCTTCGCGGTCGGCTGCGGCGCGCCACGGCGGCTGTTCCTCAATTTCGGTCCAGAACGCCGTATATTCGTCTAGCGATAGCGGTTGTGGTTTGGCCATGATTATCCTTTATCGCTCACGCTTATACCAATGATTGCTTATGCACGCCATATTGGCGCTCTTCGTCCGCCAGTCCGGCTTACGTTTTTTGCGACCGCGAACGTTGATCCTTTGTCAGCCACCTGGCCAAACTGCCGGAATGCGTCTGCTCCGTGCGAGTCGTCATTGTGCATGTGGTTTTCTGACCAGCAGCCGCGCGCCTTATCCCACTGCTTGCGGTATGCGGTCAGGCGTTTGATGCCTTTCTCGCATGCCGTCCCGTCAAACAAGCACGTACTGAACTGCCGGCGCGTAGCCTGAATGCCGGACATTAACTGAGTCACGCGCGGAACCACGTCGAAGTCATGCGCTGGAAGGAGTTCTTCAAGCATCTCTCGGATGCTTTGGTTACTATCAGCGTCACGGCCAATACGCTTGTGGTCTGCTTCGTGCGGCAGGTGGTGCATGCCGTATATATGGCCCTGCTGCTGCAGCCACGTTGCGTAGTGGTCCAAATCCTCTCCGCTGGCCTCGTAGTACCCGATGAATCTATTTTCCGGACCCACTCGCTGATGCAACCAGATACACGTCATGTCCCCTTTTCCGATGTCCCAAAACGTATTTACGGGCGCCGATATTTTCGGCAGCCGGTCAAGAATCCTTCCCTGCAGGCGCGCAGTGGTGATCTGCGTTGCGTAATAGCAGCCCTCCATCGAGACAGCGAACGCCTCATCAGGATAGCTTGGATATTCTTGCCACATCAGCGGGGCGTCATCGGCGAAGTCAGCGCGCCGAGTGGCCACGTACCAGGCTCGCTTTTCGTCCGGGATTGACCTGCCGATGATCGCTTCGACACGCCGGAAATACTCCTTGTCTGTCTGGCCGATTGACACCAACGACGGGTCTATCTGATACTCGTCAGCATCCCACCAGGAATAGAAGTGAAATTTGTAATCTTTGGGGCTAAGTGTGGCTCCTGAATCTTTAGACGCCTTGGCGATGTTGCACAAGTCGTAAAAAGCTCCGTCCTGGCCTTCAGCGGTGCTCTCGACTACCAGCACTCCGGACGCAGGCACAGACGGCACGCTGCCGGTTAGAACCTCGCGCGCCTTCATCGGATATTTCGCGGCTATTTTTCCAAGCTCGGACACATGCAGCCGATGGATTGTGCTTGATCTCATTGATGTTGCCACTCGGATAGTTGCTCCGTTGTGGCCAAACACCAGCTCTGTCGCCGTCTTTTTGATCACTGGACAAAGGCGCTTGATACCGGCCGGCAGATTGTCGTAAGCGAAGACGACTTTGGTACGGAAGATCTCTTCTGCCGCCTCTCGCTCGTGCGCCACGATGCCGCAGTACATCGGACCATCAGCGAACAGAGCTGTATCGAGCCAGAGGATTGCTATCAGCGTTGTGATGCCGCGCTGGCGAGCTTTGAGTACCAGATTCCGGTGCCATAGAGCATCAATCAGTTGCGACTGCACGACGTTGGGGACAAACCGCACTACCAAGCCCTCATCGCCATCACCTTTGGTGATGATCTTGTAGAGCGATTCGATGCGCTTGCGAGGGTCGCTCAAAACTTCCTTGAGCGCTGCCATGTTGCGCGGTTCAGCCGACACTGCGAGGACCGATGACTTTACCGGCGATGGCGGAAAGAAGAGCTTGCAGCGGGTCGTCTTCGGCTAGAGCGTCTCTATCCATGCCGAACGCCTTGCGCTCTGCGTCCGTGATCTTCACCTGTATTTCTGCTAGGTTTTTCAGGATTGCCGTCTTTTTGAGCAGATCTTCGCCGCAATCTTCAAGCTCGATCTCGTATCTGTCCGCCCTTTCCCTCAGCTTTTCAAAAGTCCTGCGGTGCGCCAGTTGTATGTTTGCGCTCTGTTTTGCGGCGCTCGCGATGATCTTTACATCGGCCGGAATGGTTTCAGAACCGTCAATTTGAACCTTTCCCTGAACCATCGCCGCTTGAACCATTGCTGCGGCCTTGGCTTCAATCTTCGCCGTCAAGTCCCTAGGTATTCCAAGCCGCTTGAAGTGCTTATTGATTGCTTGCAGAGTGACACTTTGTCCGGTAGCCGCCTCGTACTCATCGGCCAACTGTTGGACGCTCAAAAGCCCGGCACGCCAGCCTGGCTCGATGCGTCCATAGTCGATGATCCTCGGTGCAGCCAAGATTTAATGCCCCTCTGGTGATTTTGCCCGATACCGGAAATATCGTGCATTTCGGCCGACGTCCGGCGACGCCTCTATTTTCCCGTCTCGGCGCAGCAGGATCAGAGCCCACACCGCTGACGAGTGGGCGATGCCCAGCGCCCGACGGATATCGCACTGCCGAGCCGGCTCCACGGACTCGCTGAGATACGCCCATACTCGATCTGCAACATGCTGCGATGCGTGATGAGATCGTCCCCGCCGCGGCAAACAACACTCCCGCTCGCTTGTTGAGCAAGCCGCAACCAGCTGATCTGCCAATCCGAACCATCCCATAGCGTGCGTATATAACACAACCACACACGATAGTCAAAATCAATCGCAAAACTATTGCGCTTTGTATCCATTGGATATAAATTGCAGTTCTCGATTGAGACACACAGGAGAACGAAATGAAATACCGCCTTGAGCTTTTAGACGAGTCGCGAGACTACCGCGCATCGGCTGTGCACGCGTTTCGTGACGATGTTTGCTGCGCGCCAGAGGCGGAAGGTTATCGCTACTTTGTTGACGGTCACCAAGTCTCTCGCGCCGATGCGCTGGCCGCATGTAAGGCCGCCATTGACGCGGAATGGGAAAAGAAGCTGACAACCCACAAACGAGTTCGCGTGTCTGTCGGGGCGTCCAACTGTGACAACACGTACAGAGAAGTTTGGGTTCGCCGGTAGTAAGCGATTGAAACACAACCAACCTAGGAGAGACAAATGTTCGACCTCAACAACACAAGCGGATTCTCGCAGGATGATCTCGTCCTGCTGAACCGCGCAATGCAGATCCTCGTGGAAAGTGGTGTTGACGAAAGCAACGCCGCCGACATCGTCAACAACAACTGGGAGGAGGCCAGTAACACGGTCGATTCCCTCACCAGGACGAGGAATCACCGCCGGGACTAACGACCTCCGGGCAGGAGCGCAGCGGCTGCGCAGATCGAAGATGCCGATAGCTGCTGAAGGCGACCGCTTCAGCGTCTGGCCCGGACAATCCAACAGGGCAACCCTGCAAGCTCAAACAAAGGAATTGAAATGCTCAACCTCACCCCCCGCTCAATCACCGTCCGCGCGCCTGACGGCACTGACCATGTGTTCCCGCCGTCCGGCACCATCGCCCGCGTGTCGATGCTCGAACAACAGATCGGAGTGTGCGCTGTCACTAGCGCTCCGGTAATCACAAGGACCGCCGGCACTCCGTTCGGCCTGCCGGCATATGGAACGCCTTGCATCGTATCAGCGATGGTTCTCGCCGCTTGCCCTGGTAGGTCAGGAGTGTTCGCTCCGGACACCGGGGCAACGGCAATCCGCGACGACCGCGGTCAGGTCGTCGCCGTAACGCGGCTGGTTGCCGCATAGAAAGGAAAAAATGAAAGAGATTTTTGCTGCCCTCTCCACCAACGGACGTTGGGGTCTGGCCGTAGTCGGGCCAGACGGAACCACACTCCCGGCGCAGGGAAGCCTGCGTCACGTCGGCAATGTCTCCGGTATGGAGACCTACGAATTCACGCCGGGCGAAACCGGCATGTGGGCCATGACCGCTGAGGACGTGACCGTCCACGGTGGGGCCACGATGGTAACGTGGCAGGATTTGCAATCCTCTCGCGGAGCCAGCCTGCTGCTGCTCGGACCGCAAGCCGTGATCGAACACCACGGATACAAGCGGCGAGGAAGCCACATTGTGGCCTACGTGTCGGGGGTAAAAACCGACATTCCCGGCACAGTCCTGGCAGCCATGGGGCTGCTGCAAGCGGGCGGCGAAGTGATCGCCGTTGAGCCTCCGCCTGCCCTGGGCGGCGCGATGGCAGCCGCCATGTCCTCTCTCTCGGCCCTGAAAAGGAAATCGCCGTGAGCGATGGCGTCCTCACCCGCGCGCTTGCCGACCTAGAGCGTGCAGGAATACCGCTTGCAGCAGTGCTTGACCCATCCCGGCGCGAGGACATCCTGCGCGTCCCTGGAATCGGCCCGAAAGCATACGCGCGGCTGCGGGAAGCCGCGAACAATGCCGGGCAAACCAAGAGCACCGTGGACCGCGCGCTTGCCCTCTTGCGGAATGAATGGCAAGCCGGGTCGTCCGGTTTGCCTGGTTTCCATCACCAACCGCAAGCCCTGTCGAGATCCCAAGTGGCGGCGGCGCTGGGCATAGACCCCGAAGGGGAATATTAATGACTCCGAGTCAGTCCGAGCTCCGCGCCGCCCGCAAGGCGCTTGGCCTGACCTGCCAAGCTGCCGCCGAACTGGTCGGCGTCAAGCTGATCACCTGGCAGCGATGGGAGGGGCAAACATCCCGGCAGACGGAGCCCCCGAAGGCTGCCGCCGAGTTGTTCCGGATTCTCAACAAAGAGGAAAAAAATGATCACCGTGTATCAAACCATAGGGTGGCTCACATGCATGCCTTTCCCAAAGCCGAAATACATCGGCAGTTTTTTCAGCATTGAATCTGCCGAAGACGAGTTGGGAGCTTACTTTGTCCGCAACTGCTGCGAGGTCAGAGATTTTTGATCGGACATAACGATGTCCCGGCACCATAGCCGCCTTCGGGCGGCTTTTTCATTTCCTCCTGCCGCCAGATACTCATCTAACCGTAGCGTTTTGTCACGGGTTGAAGCTCAAATCCATTACACCGTTGCAACATATCCGGCAACGCCGGCCGATACCCAACGACCGCCGATACAACCCCGCCTGGCTTCGCCGC